CCATTTCGAAGTGTAGAGTCTGCTACGTTGAATCCTACGTTTGCTGCCTTGATTTCGATATCAGAAGCAATCTTAGGAGTAACAACAGCACACCAGTCTCCAGTTTCTTCCACGTTTCGGTTTCGTAAAACTTTACGAGCTCCTGCGAAGACTTGGATAATGTTAGCTGTTCCAGCAGATACTGGTTTTGCATTTGTTCCACCCGCTAGGATGTCAGCATCATCGGCAGCGACGAATCCGTCAGCACCTGTGATGTTAGCAAATACGTGTTGGTCGATAACGTCTCGAAGTTGGTAAGCAGCTTCAGTAGCTAGTTCCCGTGCTTGGTCAACGTTTACAGTTAGTGCTCGTGGGTCGTCAACGTAGAAAGTAACGTGCTTGTAAGCTGATACTACTAGGGTGTCGAATGCCCAGTCTTGTGCAGTCGCTGTGATTGTAGTTCCTGGTGTGTAAGTTTGAGCTGCAAGGTCTCCGAATCGTGGTACGTGAACAGTGTCAGCATACTTTACGGTGTCAGATAACTTAACAGATGCCACTTCCATTGCAACTAGAGATTTGTACAATGGTACTTGAACCATTGTTGACCATATCTCCGGTTGAATTGCAGAAACGTCGTTTGAAATAACTTGTGTCATTTTATGTTAATTATTGGGATGAGACTTTGTTCCCAATGTCAGTTCGAGTCGAGTTTGGTCTTGCATCTTTGTACAGTCCATTGGCTCGAAGTAGTTCTTCTTTCTCTGCGAGAGAAGCTCCTTTGAGTTTGTCTGTGAACGATGACGGTCCACCCTCTACCTCTTGTTGGGCATTAGGCTTTAGTGCGTTCTCCGCCTCTTGCTTCTGCTTATATGCAGAGTTCCAGAGTTGGAAGTCTTCACTGTCTCGTATCTCTTTCATTGATTCTCCAGTTAGTTTGTGCTGTTTTGCTAGAAACGCTTGCTCTACTGGGTCTAGTCCGCTAAGAGATGTACTGATGTCGATATAATCTTCAACATCCAGCGCGGTGTTTGTTTTGGGAGCCTTTGCTAGTTCAGCTAATTTCTTCTCAGCGTCAGCTAGTTTCTCCCGGTACTTCTTCTTTTGAATCAGTGCCGTTTTAAGTTCAGTTGAATCTTCTTCTACTTCTTCTTCTACTTCTTTAGTTTCTTCTACCACTTCTTCGGTAGCTTCAACTTCTTCTGTTTGAGTATCGAGCTCCTCGTTTTCATTTTGCATAGTTGTTGTCTATATTTCCTTTGTGGGGGTGTGGTCCCTTGTTTCCTATCTGATAACTCCTAAATTATAACACGGCTATGTATAGGTATTCTTTTTAGGCATAACCGCTTCTGGCTTATCAAGGAAGCTGAAAGCCTCCTTTACAAACTTTTTGGCGTGTTGTCGTCCAACAGTGTCCTCCCAAGATGTACAATTTGAAACGTCTCCAATCTCATCTAGCAAATCAGCTAGGTGGATTCGAAGGATTTGCCCTTGTCCTGAACGTGCTAGTTCAGCTAAGACTTGTGATTGTTCTGGTGTTAGTTTACTCATAGATTAAATTGTTTGTGCTTGCTGTCCTCCTCCACTTGCTCCGGCAATAGCTGGGGCAGATACTCCGCCTCCTCCCTTCTGCTGGTCTTGTGGTACTACGTCCTGTGGTTTCTTCGGAATAACATCTAGGTAGTCATTCATGTTTACCCCACCGTCTTCACCCATTGTGTATAGGAACTTCCTCTTCACTGGGTCTTCAATCATGGTTGGGTCTGAAGTGATTGCTTGTAGGATGGCGAACATTGTGGCTGACCGAACCCTTGTGTCGATACTCTCACCTGTAATGTCGATATCCATGTCGTACTTGATGTCTTTGTAGAATCCAAGAGGGATAGTAACTAGTTTCTCTTTCCCTTCCTTGATAGCTGCCTCGACTCCTATTCCTATTGCGTCTACTTCTTCGCTAGTTAAAATCTTTCTGTCTTCTACTGCGATACGAACAACTTCTTTGAAGACAAACTCTCCCTTAATCATTTGGATGTATTGGTCTAGGTCTTGTCCAACTAGTCGGATAGTGTGTTCTAGAGTGTTGTCTTTCTGGAACTTAGGAATGATTACATCGTAAAGCATTTCCTTGATGTCCATAGCGATGTTCTCTTGGATTCCCTCAAAGTATGAAAGGGTCTGAGCAACATTGATTTTAGTCTCTCCTAGTGGAGTAGAAGCTGGAGAACGTTCTCCTTGAACAGCATCGTAGTTGAATGTTAGTTCATCACGGTTGCCCATCCACTTGCTTTCCTCTTGGTTGAAGAACGCTAGGTTTCTATCACTCATGTCTACCTGAGTAATCTCAGAATCAACATTGATGATTTCACCGTTACGAACGTCAGATAACATGTTACGGTTGATTCCACCATCTCTGGTTTGGAATACTCGTAGGGCTGACCAATAAGTAGATTTTGCCTGTAGGTTAGCTAGTTCGTTCTGTCGTACTTGTGGTTCGATTAGTGACTCCACTACTCCGATACCAAGCCATCGTCCTGCCATCCGTTCTGCGTGGAACTCCCAGTATAGTTTCTTTAGCTGTTCAGCTGAGAAAGGTTCACTTGAAAGTGTTACTCCTTCGTGTGAAGCAGTTACTCGACCAAAGTTGTCCAATTCATCTACACCTACGTCAGCAATAAAAGTTCGTTTGAACTCATGAGTAAATCCTGTCTCTGTTTCAGTAGCTACTTCTCCATACCGTTCGTATAGTCGAATGTGGGAAGTGTCTTTCATTGTGTGGAACAGTTCGATAGTCTCGTCGATATCTGCTTGCTTCCACTTCATTTGCTTTCCAATCTTTCGGAACTGTCCGATAGTTAGGTTGTGCTTTTCAATTAGGTAGTTGGCATCGTTTATTGTTTCTGCACTAGGGTCCACAATAAGGTTACGTAGGTCTACGAAGAAAGGTTCCCCGTCTACCACCTTTAAGACTACCGTTCCGAAGATAGGTAGTTCTCTAAAGATTCGGTTAAGTACCTTTCCAAACTGGATATTCTTCATCCAATACTTTAGGTCTCTTTCCATGAACCATGTTTTCAATGGGTCTCCTCCACCTGCTGTAAGCAAGCGGATATTTTTTGTGTCGAAGTCAATTGATTTGGTGAATACCTTACAAGGGTTTTTAACAATATTCAAAAAATACTTTCGGTCTCCCTCGTCATCTATCTCTCCGGTTGTGAACTTGGAGTTATAGTAAAAGAAGATTTGCCGAATCATGTCGTACTGGTTGAAGGTAAGACCAGGAACAACCTGCACCGGTTTAGTGCGGAAGTCTTGCATTTCTTTATTTACTTCTCGTAATACGTTTGATTCCATATTTAACGAATCAGGTGACGTTGCTTGTTAAGGGGGATGTCTGGGTCAAACTCTGGGTGCAACTCTGGAGCTGCTCCGGTTTCCAAATGCTTCTCTTCTTTCTCTACTGCCTTTATTTCTCTTTTGTCCGCTTTAAGGACTTGTTTTATTTTGTCTGTTATTTTAGCCATATGTGAATAATTATACCATTAGTTATACTGGAAACGCTTGCGTGAGGTAGTTGGAACATCTTGTCTCTGGATTATATTTTCCTCTACCTTGTCTGGGCTGAAGTCCCAACACGCCAACATGGTAGACATAACATCATCATCGTGGAAACCACGGGCTGCTCCGGCCCCTTGTTGAGTAGCTTGGTTGCTCCACATGAACGACTTCATTTCCTCTACTGTCTTCTTATCGTAGATTTTTATTTGTTTGTTTTGTAGTAGTCCTTGGAAGTGAGTAATGAGTTGAGCCTTACTGTCAGAAGATGTGCGGAAACCTAGTTTCTCTGTTTGAACATCTGTCTTATATTCCAAACTCTTTCGACGATAAATGTTTAGGTCTCTAATCTCCCGAATGAGGGCTGTACCAGAAGAGTTACTCTCTGGGATTATCAAAGGTCGGTTGTATTTGTAGTATAAAAACTTTACTCTCTCTGCTAACCCCTGAATTGGTAGCTTTCCGTTGAATTTAGCCACTTTTCTACCCTCACTACTGACAACAGAGATAGAACTAGGGTCTACCGCACCCTCACTAGGGTCAACACCCATCCGATAGTCTAGTCCAGTACGGGGGTATTCATAAATTTCACAACCTTCTTCGTTGGCTATTGGTTGACGTTGCAAAGAAGACAACCATTGGAGGTTTTCTTTAGCAAAGACTGTACCTTTCATCAATAGGTCAGTAGACCATTCACCTAAAACAAACCGTCTAACGTAATCATCACCCATTTGTAGTTGTTTTCGAATGTAGTCACCTGGCAAGTGCGGGTTAAAGAGCATCGAGGTCTCGTATAGCTCAGAACCCTTACCCCCATCGGTCCACCCCTCGCCACCCCACTTCTGTTGTAGCTTAAATTGGTGGTAGGCCCAGAAGTTAGCTGGGTTACTGTCCATATTCCCTTGTCGAAAAGGAACAGTGGTACGACGAAGACGACTGTTTAGTACTTCAAACACCTCATATTCAACCTCTTCCAACTGGTCAATAAAGTAACCACCTAAGTTGAGAGACTTTAGTTTCTGTTGAGCCTTCTTTATATCAGCCACCCCACCAGATTGCATTGCATCAAGTCCAAATAGGATAATCTGGGAACCGTTCGAAAAGTTAATCAACCCATCCTTTACTCTGTGTTCGTACCAACTCTCTGGCCATAGGTCGAATAGCTCTGGTAGAACAGCCCTATCAATATCAGATAGAGTCTTACGTCCCATTAGAACTCTGTTGCCAGGAAAACACTTTACTGCAAGGGTTAGCTTTATATAGAGGGCTAGAGACTTACCAGAACCAAAACCACCAGAGTTAAGACAAAAGTCTGAAGAGAAGTCACTAATGAAGTCAGATTGCATTGGCCTATACCTACTAGCCAGCTCCTCTAAGGAAACCTTCTTCCCTAGTATCTCATAAGAATCATCCCAACCACTCTGTCGAGCACGTTCAATAAACTCATCCTTTTCGTAGAAGAACTTGTATTGCTTCCCTTTAAGAGTAAGTTCTTTAACTCTACCCCCAGCAAGCATCTGCTCCCCTAGTTTTACCCATTCTGATTTGTAAGCCATTTGGTCTTATTTACGATTCTTCTTCTTGATATTGTGTCTATCTTGTATTCTGTTCTTCCTTCCTAACTTACCAGCATAAGGACTTTGTTTAGCAACAGCTCTTTTAGTAGCTGCCTTCTTGATAGTCCTGTTTCCAACCAGCTTACCAGTATGACGTTTAGCAACCAGCTTACCAGTCAACTTACTACCAGTAGCTCTAGCAAGCCCCCTACCTACTCCTACAGCCCCTGTCCCAACAGTAGCAGCAACTAAAGCAGCAGAACCAATAGCTCCCCTCTTTGTTCCAGTACCCCCAGCATACTCCCTAAGTCCCTTACCTCCAACAGCATCATTAACCCTCCTAGCAACTCGACCAATCTTAGATTTATTGTTAGTATTCTTACTTATGTATTTTCTTATTTTCATCTTGTTATTTAAAGTTTACAAATATATCCACATTATAGCATTAAGTCCATTTACCAGTCTGTGTGATGAGTCTATATCATTATATTACACGGTAAACAACTTGACTTACTCCCCCCCCCCTATGAGTGTGTGTACTGATGTTTAACATTCCGGTTAGATTATCAGTATATACAGTTAGTCACCTAATAACCTTATAGATTATGAGACTTGATATGTACTTCACTGCGCATAGCTTGCATGCCGCCTAAGATAGGCTAGTGATTGAGTTAGATTGTCTGAATGGATACAATGTTATTCTATAACGCTTATCAGTCTGATTGATGTTGCTGTTTATGCGTAGGCCTTTGTAGGCTCGATGCTGGGACGGCATGAATTCCCCGTTATATATTTATTGTATCGTTGCGGTATTCTTATCCCTATTGTATCACAACTACTAATAATAGGTACTAGGTAACACCTTGCTACTATTAAGGGGCTTAGAATCGATTCTAGAGCCTTGTTTTATGGATATTTTGGTCAATTTAGGTGTATATATTGTACTAGCTATAGTTATCCACATATTACTATTGCAATGTAGTTGCAGTATGCTATATTTAATAGGAGACAGGCAGGCAAGTCTATAGCTTGAAAGTCTCATAACAATAATAATATGATTCACTATAACAATGGTAAACCATTAAAGAATATACAAATGA